TCGAAACATTAGCCGTATCTCAACTTCATCAAAGGTAATTTTAGTTTTGCCGTCATTCATTTCATTCTCCGTTTTTCATAAAATTAGGGAATACCAGCGTTAGGGGTACTCCGTTTAAATTGCTTAGGCGGCCTCTGGTAAAGCCGTTTTAGTTAAGTTTTTCCAAAGTCACAGGGTGTCGATACTTTTTGACGATGGGCTGATACTTTCCGTCTCGATAAACCAATACAACTAGATGCGCCCACTTCGGGCCTTGCGTCTTCAGATAGCCGTAGCGATAACCGCAATCGTAATACCACACTGCAATCCAGCCTTCCTTCTTGGCTTTGCGCTTTAAACGCTTGGCCGCATTAGTCCACGGGTCTTTGCATTTCATAAATAACACCTTGCTGCCCCGTAGGGCAGCGGTTCAAGTTATGCTGCTACTGATTCATCAGCAACAGTGATAACCCGTGGATTGACTCGCTGAATAACCCAGCGAGCGTAGGTGGTAGGCGGTCCGTCTAACACAATGACCGCGCCCGATTCGACAACATATTCCATGTCATATGCGACCATCTCAGCATCAGTAAACACCAGCGTTACATCAGGATCATAGCCGTTATCTTCCAGCCACTTGATGCCAGCGGTCATGTAAGTACCGCCGCCGTCAGGAATGTAAAGCTCTAAAAGCTCAGCGCCTGAGAATACTTCAGCATGACCTTCGTAAGAGTCACCGCAGAATACAACGACAGCACCGCCAGCCGGTTGCAGCTCATCGATAACATCAGCTAAGACATGCATGCACTGAGCCAGTGCATCACGATCTACGCTCCAAGAGACATCAACCACAAAGGCGATCTGATTCAAAGCACCCTTGGTAACTGGCGAGACAACGCCATGTAGATTGAATCGGCGGCGGTGTATCTTAGCCCATGATGTCTCGCTGCCCTTGCCTGACTTATGCAGCAAGTCGGCCAGCTCATCGCTCCAAGTTAGAGGCGCTGACTTGCGTTCCTGAGCAGCCTTCAGGCTACCCGCTACACCATCGCCGAAAGTTACGTCAGCATGCTCGCCTTCTTTAATGGCTTGCTGCTGCTGCTCTGCTCCATCCTTGACTGATTTGTCCAGCGCTCGCTCATCTTCGCGCTCAGCCTCTGCGACTTCTTCAGCAGTGCCATCGTACTTAGGTTCAAGATGTACATCGTGACCGTCATGCTCCGAGCCAGACTCATCACCTGACTCATCGCCAGACTCATCGCCAGACTCATCATCTGACTCATCGCCAGACTCATCGCCAGACTCATCATCTGATTTGCCAGACTCGCCAGACTCGCTAGACTCGCCAGACTCAGCGGAGTCGCTTGCTTCTGACTCATCACCAGCAGTGTCATCAGATTCTTGCTGATCAGATTCTTGCTGATCATCAGATTCTTGCTGCTGCTCTTCGTACAGCTCAGCATAGACCTCATCCACTAAGTGATCGCGAGTAAAGCGATCATCGAATAGGCCAGAGGGAATAGGTTCTAGGCCATGCGCTACCAGATCAGCATTGATGACATAGTCACCAGCACAGTTATACGTTTTGTGATCAAAAGGAATCTTTGAACCTTTAACGATTCTGAAATAGCCGCGCTTGCGGAATGCCTTGCCGCGCTGCGGGTGTCGCAGAATCATATGGCCGACTTCATGACCTAGTAAAAAGGCTCGCTGACTATCGGAAGGCAGACCCATAAAGAATGCTGGGTTGATGTAGATGTATATGCCATCAGTGCCAGCAGTGGGCAGGCGATCAGTCCAAATGACCTCATGCATGACAACCAAGCGCCAATAGATGCGAGCCTTGGCTGACAGGATAATCATTGCAGCAGCAAACTCGCGTGATTCGCTCATCTCTGGCGAGTCATTCTCAAAGTGTCGTATCGCTTGCATAATTTATACCTCGATGTCTTTAGCTAGTTGAATGAGATCAGTGTGTGATCGAATGAAATCAGCAGCAGTAGAGCTGATAAGAATTGAACCCATGCGGCGAGATTTGCTGATCAGCCGTACACCTAACTGCACCTGAAGATCAGGACGCAAGCGGGTGATGTAGTTAATCGCCGCATCTGCTGACTTCTCATCAACAGCAATCTCTAGGGCTAATGAGCCAGCCAGATTTTGATAACCCGTCTGATCAGGGAGCAATGCAGACTCTGGATTACTGAGTATCTCAGCGGCGGTAGGAATCTCGCCTTCACAGTCGAAATGATTTTCGATAACGTCAGCGGCATTCTCACCAATCACAGCAGCAATCAGCGAGACCATCGCCGGATCAAGCTTGGTAGTACCTTTCTGCTCAATAAAGGTAGAGATCAAAGCGCTGACATTAGTCAGACCTCGGAAGGTATTGTAAGCGCCATCGGCTGGCACACTGTCAGCGAAGAAGCCGTCAGTGGCATGGTACTTGGCAACATCTATAAGAGCGGGCAGTACGCCGTTCTTGCTGGCGAAATCTCTATCCCACTGAGCAACAGTCGAATCGTTATAGCCTTCCAATTCAAACTGGATCACGCGATTACGCAAGTGACCTAGTGCTGGTCTAGCGCCTGACTTATCAGCCTGACGATTCCCAGTGAAGCAAACAAACAATCCGCTGCCTAAGTCGTGACCGCCTAAGGTATTCTCACTGCGGTCTAATGTAGAAGACAGAGTCTTCTGAACATCAGGGAATGACTGCAACAGCTCATCAAGAACCAAGACTATATATTTGAATCCCTGCTCTCGCAGTGCGTCAATCTTACGCACTAAGTCCGGCTTAATTGCTACGGTTTCTAGCTCGCCGTTAGCATTCTTACTAGGCATCATCAAGCCAGCAAACTCAGCCGCCTCACGATCAGCGGTGCGGTATACCAATACAGCGACCTCATCCGGCTTGACGTTGTTGGCAGCAGCCCAGCAATCTCTGACCTGATGAGTCATCAGGTACGTCTTACCCATGCCCGGACCGCTGACTAAGCCGACCGCCATTGATGGATAAGTATTCATAACGATAGGTAGATGGTTATTGACTAGCTCTGTGTGTGTTGTGAGTATGTTCATAATTTACCTTTGTTTTCATAGAGTTAAGATTAGATTAGATCAGCAGTTAGCTCTGGGAGTATTACTCCTGAGGTGTCAGGGATAACAGCCACTGGCGCTGCCTGTTGCATACGCTTGAGATTCTTGACGGTAGTAGCAGCGGATTTTGCTGCGGCGATTTTCTTGGTCTCGTTGTTTTTCCATTCTTCCTTGCTGCTCACGTTGGCTATACCTGACAGCATATCGTCGGCAATCTCTTGAATGCGCGGATCATTGTCATAGCCGTCTGCCATCTCGCGAAGCTTGACCGCCTCACGCTCGACATTAGTCAGAATGGATTCGCTGAAGCGCTTGCCTTCAGTGAGCTGCTTTAATGCTGTCTCGCAGACCTTGAGAGATGCATCAATTGACTCTTGCTTAGCTGCCTCTAACTGCTGAGCGATAGCAGTATTAGACTGCTCGACAATCTTGCCCAGCATCTCAGCGGGTAAACTCCAGCTTCCGATTTGACCGTCACTGAATACAGGTAGCGGCTCAGGATCAGAGATTTCAATTTTGAATTTTGCAGCTACCTCTTGAGCCGTAGGAAATAAGCGTTCGGCTTCAGATCGCCAAGTACCGAAGTTAGCGGCCAGCGCTTGAGCGCGGTAATCGTCATAGTTTGCAAGGAATTCGGCCAGTGCAATTTCCGCTGTCTCTTTTAGGTCTGCAAGATTCGCAGCAACATCGGGATAACGAAGCACGTTGACCATTTTCTTACCACGCCGCTGACCTTCGCCTTCAGCCTTTTTGGAGTAAGGAATGGTCTCTTCGCCTAACACAGTGCGTAGTCGGCGATAGTGCTGGTTGACTACTTTTAGTTTGCTATGCCAAGTGCCTAGCAAATCTTTGTAGATGCGCGTTCCGGTTGCCTCAGCGCCTGCGGCTATTGCTGCCTTCTCAGCAGCAGAATTAAGCTGGCCGACACCAGACCAGAAGCTGACAGATACATCGATCAGCAGGAAATTATTCGCTGCCATCTTGACCGCATCAGATACCGATTGAGTTTGTATTGCTTCGGTTAAATTTTCTTTATTCATAATGTTGCCTTTTGATTTTCGTAGACGGTTAAAAGCTTAGTGATACTTCCGACCTGAGCGGTTATCACTGTCAAGTCGTTAGCAATGTGAGCGAATAGGTTCGGGCGTACTTCGCCGTACTTGGTTCGCTGTGGAATCTTGCGGCCATGCTGCACTGCGGCTGCAATTGCTTCGAGTCGATCAGTTAGCTTGCGCTCGCGCACTCGCTCGCTGAAATGCTCGGTCAATTCATAGGTGATATTCATAACGTGCCTTTGTTTCATAGTAAGTAATTCATAGAAGCCACTCATCAGGAATGACTTCGAGTATTACTTTTGAGGTTTTCAGCACCTCGTTACTGGCGCACTCTTTATAGGCAGCTTTGACTACATGCTGCTGGTGCGCGTTTGCTCAATCCTCAAAGCCGCATCGATGATGAAGCTAACCCTTTGCACTGTGAGCCAGTGGGCGGCGATTGCAGCCATGCGCGTTAACGCATCTTAGGAGTCCGGTTAATTTACTTGCAGCCTCTCAGCCTATTCAGCGGTTGCCGTGGATTCCGCTGTCTCTCTGCCAGTTTGCCCTGAGGGTCTGGCCGCATCCCGTAGCAGTGTCGAAAGATAAGCAGCGTTCCCTTGCTGCTGAGGTGTCAATTATAAACACAGTTAATGTCATATGTGCAACGTCTTTATCACTAATCTTTAATGATTAATCAGAAACAATCTATCTTCTATCTATAGGGAATAACACTCCCATAACAGCATTATGGGTTTTATGTAATGAATACAATGACTTACGTCACTTCATAACACATGTCATATATCTCGAAATCTGTCTAAGCGATGTTATCTAGTCACAGATACTAGCGGTAGGGGTCATAAGTAAATGCGTCACAGAGCCTCTCAGGCCGTCTAATGATGACTTGTCACTAGCAGCCAGATATACTTGCTCGCAACAGGGAATCAGGGGCTAGATTAAGATGAGCGATAACAAACTGACGGGTAAACAGCGGAGATTCTGCGAGCTGGTTGCAGATGGTAAGACGCAGGCTGATGCCTATAGAGAAGCATACGATAGTACTGGTTGCAGTCAGACCGTAAGGAATAGCGCTTCCAAGCTTATGAAGCTGGATTACGTAAAGAGTACGGTCGACTCGATAATCAAGCGAAAGGGTGATCTTAATATGGCTAGGCACGTTTCCAGTCAGGAATTAGTGACACGTACTCTGAGAGATCACATTACTGGTGCTATCGATCTGGAACCTACGCAGGTGACCAGCTTATCAATCTTGGCTAAGACTTCAGGTATGTACACGACACGCATAGAAGACGTGACCGAGCGTAGCAGTGATGACATCGCTAGTGACCTGAAACGTAAACTGGGCGAGCTGGCACTCATCGCTGACGATGTTATTGACGAAGAGTCAGGTGTAACACATTAGTCGTAAGGTGTCAGGTATAACATTACGCCACGTGTCACACTTAACCAACGAGGTGTCACGTGTAACTCTTTACCGTAAAGGGTCACGTGTCACATTTTACCAGTAAGGGGTCACGTGTCACACATTATGATCGACCCCCCCGAGCCACACAACGACCCTCGTATATATACATAGTACTCCACGCAAACGATTTCCCACTTTTACAACAATCCTCACTTTTCACACATCACTCGTCACATGTCTCAACCCTTTTTTTCAAACTTTAGTGCCACACAAATATCGGTAAAAAATTTTTTGCAAATTTTTGGAAAAATGTCTGTTGTAACACTTGACATGTCTCTGTCAAGAGGTAGACTCTGCTATACTGATTATCGTTACGACAACAGTATACGTAAACTAAACGTACTGTAGTTGACGTAGTGTAGTTACCAGTGAATTCCTTGATGGAATTCTTGTTACCTGTTGGAACCCAACGTACTGTCAGTTAACGTAACGTAATATTACGTAGGGATAATATGCCTGTAAAAATAGACCCTTCGTTACTTTCCACTGTAGACCAGTTACCTCCAGAACAGCAGAAAGAGATACTTGATCTGTTGGATTCTTTGGATACGGCTAAGAAGAGGGAAGGGGCGCGGAAGGGTTTTATAGATTTTACCAAGTACATGTGGCCTGCATTCATTGAGGGCAGGCATCACAAGATTATGGCGGATGCGTTTGAACGTATAGCCAAGGGTGATTTAAAGCGGTTAATAGTTAATATGCCGCCTAGACATACAAAGAGTGAGTTTGCCTCTTATTTGTTGCCAGCATGGTTTTTGGGGCAGTACCCTGAGAAGAAAGTTATTCAGACCGCTCACACTGCTGAGCTGTCGGTAGGATTCGGCAGGAAGGTTCGTAACCTAGTCGATGAAGATGATTTTAAAAAGGTTTTCCCAAAGTTGGCATTAAGGGCTGACTCCAAAGCGGCTGGGCGATGGAGTACCAGCAAAGGTGGCGAATACTTCGCTATCGGTGTTGGGGGTGCAGTAACAGGCAAGGGCGCTGACCTGCTCATCATTGATGACCCTCATAGTGAGCAGGAAGGACAGAGCATTGACCCCTCTGTTTTTGACAAGACTTATGAATGGTACACATCCGGCCCTCGCCAACGTCTACAACCCGGAGGAGCTATTGTTATCGTGATGACGCGATGGCATATGCGTGATCTGACGGGCAAGATCGTCAAAGCCTCTACTCAACGTGAAGGTGTAGACGAATGGGAAATAATAGAGTTTCCGGCACTAATGCCGTCAGGCAATCCGTTATGGCCTGAGTTCTGGAGCCTTAAAGAGCTTGAGGCGCTAAAGAACGAACTGCCTTCAAGCAAGTGGAACTCTCAGTATCAGCAAGCACCAACAGCAGAAGAAGGTGCGCTGGTTAAGAAGGAATGGTGGAAAGTCTGGGAAGAAGAGCATCCACCCCAATGCGATTTTGTAATACAGTCATGGGACACCGCCTTTCTCAAGACTGAACGGGCTGACTACTCAGCCTGCACAACGTGGGGCGTATTCTACGCACCTGACGACGAAGGGCGCACCCGACCTAATATAATTCTGCTTGATGCCTACAAAGAGCGACTAGAGTTCCCCGAACTGAAAAAAGTTGCCTATGAGATGTACATGCAGATGAAACCCGATGCTTTTGTGGTAGAAGCCAAGGCTGCTGGCACACCGCTCATCTTTGAGCTAAGAGCAATGGGAATCCCCGTTTCGGAATACACCCCAACCAGAGGTAACGACAAGATAGCAAGAGTTAACGCTGTTGCTGACTTGTTCGCATCAGGCGTTGTCTGGTGTCCAGAAACCCGGTTTGCCGAGGAAGTGGTTGCTGAATTCGCAGCTTTCCCAGCAGGAGAACATGATGACTTGGTGGATTCATCCACTCAGGCACTACTCAGGTTCAGACAAGGCGGCTTTTTAAGCCTGTCTTCAGACGAACAAGAAGAAGTTCATATGCCCAGAACAGCAGATTATTATTAACGGGGAAACTAGCTATGCATGAAGCACCGGAAACCTACAAGCATGACGACTTGCTAGACGTTAGTAAGATACCCACTCAGTATTATAATTTAAAAGGCGATCTCACCGACTCTGATAAAAGCAGGTTGCGGATGCGCCATATACTGCCCTATGGGGTAGAAGTCCATGATGGCAAAGAATATTTAAAGAATCGCAATCATGAAATCATGGCATCAAGAAAAGCTGTCTCTAAAAACTCAGGTTGTTTTTTCGATGATGGCTGTTCTCCGTGGCGACATTTAAATGCAAATTCTGACTCACGCCTGCGTTGCGAAGCTGTATTGGCGGCTTGGATATTAGATAAACCCCTAGACCCTTATTTAAACCCGAACCCATTGAGGTGAACTATGCCCAGTAAATTTAACAGCACTGCCAAGAGACCCGGTAAGGCAGTTAAAAAGCCTTATAGACGGGGCGGAGTAGCACGTTATCAACTTGGGGGGAGCTTACAAGCTGACCCCAGATTGGAACAAAGAATGCAGCAAAGACTTGACCCAAGATTAATGCAGCAGCAAGCAGCAAGACCGCCTACTGTAACTGCGAGTCAGGATAGACTTGGATCAAACTCTGCGTTTGCAGGCAGGCAGGGGCAGCAACTAGCGCCACCTCCAGCAATGAGGCAACGTCCTGCTAGGTACGAGCAGCGAACAGCAGCACAAATAGACGCTTCCCAGATGCGTCCTGACCTACAAGCCGAGCGACAGCGACTTGGTCTACCTAATCCGCCCCCCACTGATCCGCAATTTTTGGCTAGAATGGTAGCTAACCAAAGAAACCCGGTGCTGACCCCTTTTGGGTTTGCTCAACAAGAGCAGCAGCTAGGAAACCCTAACTTTAGTGTTACTGGGCGCACAAACCCACAACAACCAATGAATTCTCCACAGGCGTTGACTGGAATGTTAGCACCAAGCCAGATACCAACTAGACAGCGGGGGTTTGCTCCTTTTCAATTTCCTCATCAACAAACAGCAGCAGCTCCGCAACAACAAGTGCCACAACAACCAGCTTTTGGAAGAGGAACGACTCAACGTCAATCGGCTCCAAGCCCTTGGTTTCCTTCTACCCAAAGTCCCAATTTTTTAGAAAACCCTTTGGTTCCTTTTAGAAGAGGCGGTTATGTTACCCTTAAAACAGGCGGAAGAGTTCCCCGCAAGAACGGAGTTAAATTGATATGAACAGAAGACGAAACCTTCGTGATGAAGAAGCCAGAGTTATTGGCGTACAGGATGATGCAGCCGATGAGATGCGTAGAGTTAAGGCTCGCCGTCCCAAGGACGCTGCTGAGCGCAGAGACAAAAAAGATCAGCTTGCTCGCGTAGGTTCCCGTGAGCGTAATGCCCGTGACGAGATGGATCGTCTTAGAGATGAAGCTGGCAACATGGGCATGAAACGAGGCGGCAGAAGCAAGAAGGACGCTGAAAAAGCTCAAAGTAAAGGTACAGGAAACTTCGACAAATACGTGCGAAGCCGAGGCTGGATGCGCGAAGGCAATCGTCCGGGTTCCACTTCTTCTGGTTTAAAGACTGGCGGAAAAGCAGTTAAGAAAATGGCTACAGGAAGACAGACTACAGCAGACAAGCTTGATGAGCGTCTGGGCAATATAGATGGTCGAGAAAGCACGAAGTCTCAGTCTTACGGTTCTCGCAGAAATGAAAGCAATGCCATGACCCGTGGAGCTGTTCCCCGCTCAAGAGCTACCAGCCCAAGCACACAACGACAAGGCAATATGTTGATTAATCAGCACAAGCGCATGGCTATGGGCCAAGATGTATTGTTGGCTAAAGGCGGAAAAACGCCTTCTACCACGGCTGTTAACATTGATATGGGCGCACCTAAAACTAAAACTATTAAGGCTCGCGGAATGGGAGCTGCAATTAAAGGTGGTCAGTTTAGGGAAAATACTTAGTGACTGAGAAAATTCAGGAAGATTTGTTTAGCGCTGATGAAAATAATAATGTTTCTGTTATTTCTCCAAAGCAATTTAAGATTGTTAAAATTTCAAAAGGTGTAGCTGCATCTGTTTATTTAAAGCATCACTATTTTGGAGATAAAGACTTTTTGGCTCTTTATAGCTTTGGAGCAACGTATACAGGAAATGTATGGGGAGCCATTACTTATGGAATTCCTAACCCTCACAGCATAAAAGGATTGTATGACAAGACCAATCAGCATGGGGTTGTTGAAATAACAAGGCTTGCGTTTAAAAAAGGAAGCCCTAAAAATTCTTGTTCGTATTTAATAGCCCAAAGCATTAAAGCGTTAAAAAAATATTATCCCGTAAGGTTAATTATTACTTACGCTGATACTGCGTATAACCATACAGGCGCAATTTATAAGGCTGCAAATTTTGATTATCACGGACTGACTGATCCTAAAACAGATTTTGTTTTTCCAGATGGTCAAATAAGAAAAGTGAAGGGACTTAAATATTCTGAGGCTGAAGGGTTTTGGGTTCCAAGATCACGTAAGCATAGATTTTCAAAACAGGTGGCATAGTGGCTATAGAGAAAGCTTTATATACAAACGGAGCTGACACTCCCACTGCTGAAGAAATCGAGATAGAAATAGTTAATCCTGAAGAGGTGACTATTTCTACTGATGACATGGAACTCAGCATGGGCTTTGATGAAGAGCCAATGGCCGAGCATGACTCCAATCTGGTTGACTTTATGGAGCAATCAGAACTGGACACGCTTGGAAGTGAGCTGGTGGGTCTTTATAACGCCGACAAAACTAGCAGACACGACTGGGAAGAGTCCTATATTAAAGGGCTTGATCTGCTGGGCATGAAGTTTGAAGACAGAACTACGCCTTGGGATGGAGCCTGTGGCGTGTTTCACCCTATGTTGAGTGAAGCAGTGGTTAGGTTCCAGTCTCAAACTATTATGGAAATATTTCCTGCAAGTGGCCCTGCCAAGACCACCATTATAGGAGAGCTTACTGACGAAAAGGTTAAGCAGGCTCAGCGGGTGCAGGAATATCTTAACTACATGATGACCGTTAAGATGCCCGAATACAGAACTGAAACAGAAAAACTTCTCTTTTCCCTACCCATTGCAGGATCAGCGTTTAGAAAAGTTTACTATGACCCAAATTTAGGTAGAGCTTGCAGCATGTTTGTGCCAGCGGAAGACTTTGTAGTGAGCTACGGAGCGGCTGATCTGGAAACAGCAGAGCGAGCTACCCATGTAATGAAGATGGAAGCTAACGATGTGCTGAAATTACAGCAAAGTGGCTTCTACGCAGACGTTGAACTGCCTGCTCCTGCTCCTGACACGACAGAGATAAGCGCTAAATACAACAAGTTAACAGGAGACCACCCCAGTTATGAGGTAGACCAAAGGCATACCTTGCTGGAAATGATGGTCAACGTAGACCTTCCGGGTTTTGAAGACCTAGACAACAGCGAGCCAACCAATATTGGCCTGCCTTACATTATTACCGTTGATAAATCGTCCAATATCATTCTTTCCATTCGCAGAAACTGGAGAGAAGAGGACGCACTAAAGCTTAAACGTCAACATTTTGTTCATTATCAGTATTTGCCGGGGCTTGGCTTCTACGGGTTTGGCTTAGTCCACATGATTGGGGGCTTAACCAAGTCTGCCACTTCATTATTACGCCAATTAGTTGACGCAGGCACACTAGCTAACCTTCCGGGCGGCTTAAAAGCGCGTGGATTGCGAATTAAAGGCGATGATTCGCCAATTATGCCGGGAGAGTTCCGTGATGTGGACGTTCCGGGCGGTGTTATCAGGGATAACATCACCTTTTTGCCGTACAAAGAGCCATCTGGCGTTCTCCATACAATGTTGCAGGAAATTGTAGAAGACGGGAGAAGGTTTGCCTCTGCTGGTGACGTAAAAGCCGCTGATATTAATGGCGAAGCTCCAGTTGGCACAACTCTTGCGCTCCTAGAGCGCGAAATGAAGGTAATTAGCGCAGTTCAGGCTCGTATTCATGCCTCAATGAAGCAAGAACTGAAAATCCTGTGCGATATTGTGGTAGATCATGGGCCAACCGAGTATCCCTATGAAAGTACAGCTAATGCTCTTACCGCTGAGGATTTTGATGACCGTGTAGACATTATTCCGGTTAGTGATCCAAACGCAGGGACTATGGCGCAAAGGATTATGCAGTATCAGGCAGCACTCCAGTTGGCGCAGCAAGCGCCACAGATGTACAACCTGCCTCTATTGCACCGTCAGATGCTTGAAGTTCTAGGCATCCGAGACGCAGACAAGATTATTCCTACAGATGACGACATGAAGCCAACTGATCCGATTTCTGAAAACATGAACCTAATGATTGGTGAGCCTGTAAGGGCTTTTATTTATCAAGACCATACCGCTCATATAGAGGTTCATACTGCTGCAATGAATGATCCCAAGATAGCCGAGATGTTAAATCTAGCGCCGGACGCGCAAATGAAACAGGCTGCTCTTGCCGCTCACATTGCTGAACACGTTGCTTTCCAATACAGACGCGACATAGAAAAAGAATTAGGTGTTCCGTTACCACCAGTTGACTCTACGCTTCCAGAAGATATTGAGTTCAGGCTTTCCCAGCTTGTCGCTCCTGCCGCAGAACAATTAACTGGTAAGGCGCAACAAATGGTTCAGGCTGAAGAAATGGCAGCGCAGGCAGAAGACCCAGTATTGCAGCTACAAAAAGCTGAACTGGATATTGAGGCTGCTAAAGTTCAGTCCAAGACTCAAACCGACATGGCACGTATTGAAGCTGATCTTATGAAGGCGGCTGCTAAAGACGATCTTGAAAGAGACAAACTTGCCACTGATGAAAAGATTGAAGGTGCTAAGCTTGGCGTTAAGATAGCCGAAACCAATACACAAGATGAACTAGAGTCGCGGAAGATCGCTTCTAAAGACAAGATTGAAGGCGCTAAGTTGGGAGTCGAGATAGCAAAAGAAATGATGATCGACAAAAGAGATAGAGATATTGAAGAAATGATCGATAAGAGAGATACTAAGCGCGAAGACATGATTGACAACAGAGAGCGCGATGAGTGAAGTATTTAGCAGTAACGCATTAGAGATACTGAATAAAAAAATACGAATCATAATGAACGAAACAGCCGACCATGTAAGCGCAGGTGGTTGTCGAAACATGGAAGAATACTCAAAAGCTTGCGGAGTCATTGAAGGACTCGCGCTTGCTGAAAGAGAATTGCTCGATCTGAACAAACAGATCGAACGAAACTAATCTCCGCCTATTGCGGTGCAGTGACACTGGACACTCTTCCAGTGCGAGGGATACTAATGGCAGAAGCATTAGCAGAAGTACAATCGGTGGAAGTAGAAGCCACCGCAGATACTCGCGCAGCTCATCAACTTCCTGAGCCTAAAGGCTACAAGATTTTGATTGGTTTGCCTGAGCCAGACAAACAAAGCGAAGGCGGCATTCTCAAAGCTCAGGAAACTGTGCAGGCTGAGGAAGTCGGTTCTATCGTAGGTTTTGTTCTTAAATTAGGGCCAGATGCTTACGCTGATAAAAAGCGTTTTCCGAATGGCTCGTATTGCAATGAAGGTGATTTCGTTATTATGAGATCGTATTCAGGTACTCGATTTAAGGTTCATGGCAAAGAGTTTCGACTCATCAACGATGACAGCGTAGAAGCTGTTGTTGAAGACCCAAGAGGAGTGATGAAGATATGAGCGAAGGCGAGCTAGTAGAAGAGCAAGAAGAAACAACGTCTATCGAAGACAAGTTCTTTGGTGTCAAGACGCAACACGGCGTTAAAAACGCTGAAGCCCCTTCTGAAGAAGAAGACGGCCTACAGGTGGAGATCGTTGACGATACCCCTCCTGAAGAAGTTAAGCCCCGCAAAAGAACAAAGGAACTTGCTGAGCCGGATGTTAA